CAACTCGTCCTCTTTGAAAAAGCGCCTAATGTTCCAACACTTCAGAAGCACCTTTGTACAAAATGCGGCGGTCGAGACATAAGAGTTGGCGATATTGAGACATCCGTTCTTATCGAAACGGCGTTCAGAGAAACACATTACAAGAGCATCCTGAAAGGTCTCGAGAAGGATGGACGATTAGTTGTTGTACGCGCCCAGCAAGGACGCCGTGCTGGGACATTCGGCGACCCAGATATGGTCGTTCGAATTGTTGATCGGGCAAGTCAGTGACGTAGAGCAGTCCTGAGTATGACGGCAAACGAAACTCCTGCGGTCGATGGGTGCAGGGAGAGCCGAAGTCTCCCGCGCGTCGTCCAGCGGCTAGACGTTGGCCCTGGGGTGTCGGGGAGCACGGAGGCTCCCTGAACCGGCGATGAAACGGCCAGACGTTTCAATGGCGCGGCGATCGGCTCAATGCCGATACCGTGCCACGGGCCGGGGGGATGCAACGGGGGCGCGCCAGCGGGCCCCTTGCCAAGATGTGCGGTACTACCGCACACATCTTGCGGACAAGAAGCAGAGCGTCCGATACAGATTTACGGCTTGCGCCACCTGGGTTCGATAATTGAAAACGAACGGTTCGGTTTTCCGTCGATAAACAAATCGCCAAGGGCGCGCGAGACACCTCTTGGATCCAAATCGACCATGTCAGGTTCTCGGCCCGTAAAGAGCAAACATTTATCGCGATAATAGCTGGCAATGTTGCTGATGGCGCTGCCCGGAAGCTCATAGTGAGGCGCAGATAAGGCTCGTACAAGTTCATCCGCGAATTGCGGGTGATGCTGCTTCATCCAGCTATGAAGACTCATGCAGTTTTTGCGCGACATGCGCCCGGCGCGAAAGTTATCCTCGTAGCCACCAGCGAATGTCTTGCCGATGGCGGCGTGAATCACTTGTGCAAGGGTCAGACCGGTCGTGTCCGCCAGACGCTTGGTAACGCCATACAACTGTTTACGATCGCTCTGCGTTGAATTGAGCCAGTCAAAGTCAGCGGGCGCATTCATCGGCAGCCTCCCGGCGGATTACCTGAGACTTACAGGTTTTCATAATTGTAAGAATTGGCGGATGCCCTCGCTAGTGGATATTTCCGCCAGCATATGGCGTCACAAAGCTTGCATTATTAGGACTACTGTCCTAGTATGGGTCAAGTTTTGTTCCAGGGCGGAACGCAATTGGGCCGCCAGAGTGGAGGAACAAGGCCATGAAAGAATCCAAGTACCAGGTTTCGGCGATAGCGCCCCAGTCGGGCGCGCCAGCGCTCAAATTCGATCCGCGTGAATATAGCCACTTCCTCGCCGACACCGGCTGGACCGAAGCGCAAAAGGACGAGTTTACCGAGGCCCTCTGGCTTATCATCGTGAGCTTTGCCGACAGAGGATTCAACCTCAATCCTGTGCAGCTGGCTGCCAGTGAAAAGGCGCTGGAAGTGGATTCTCCGAGCGTGGTAGGCTGCGGGGATAATTCCAAAGCCAATAAAGAAAAAGACGTGGAGCGCGGTGACGTGCTGGCCGCGCAAGGGATTGATTCATGAAGAACCTGAAAGAAATGCTCGGGACAATGACGGCGGTCATCTACTGCCGCGTGTCAGATCCGGAGCAAGTGAAAAAAGGCCACGGCCTGCAATCGCAGGAAGCGGTGTGCCGCGAATTCGCGAAACGCCGCGGTTACGACGTGGTGAAGGTTTTTCACGAGAACCTCACCGGCAGCGCCAGCGAACGGCCTGTGATGAATGAACTGCTGACCTATTTGCGTAAACACAAGCGCAGCGGCGGACTCATGGTCATCATTGATGATTTGAGCCGCTTTGCGCGCGGCCACCGGGCCCATTGGGCCTTGCGCGACCAATTGCGGGAAGCTGGCGGCATACTGGTAAGCCCGAATGTTGAATTCCGCGAGGACGCGGACTCGGCGCTTGTCGAAGGCATGCTCGTCACCATGGCGCAGCATCAGCGCGAAAAAGGCGCAGAGCAAACCAAAAGCCGGATGCGTGGCCGTGTGATGAACGGTTACTGGCCGTTCTATACGCCCCGTGGATACAGACATGAGCACAAAGCCGGTGAAGGCAAGGTGCTCGTCCGCGACGAGCCCGACGCTTCGATTCTCCAAGAAGCCTTGGAGGGGTTCGCAACAGGCAGATTCCAGACCCGTGCTGAAGTGAAGCGGTTTCTGGAGATTCATCCCAGCTTCGCGCGGCTCACTAACCAGTTGGTGCAGTTGTTCCTAACTCGTCCGCTTTATGCGGGCTATGTCGGCAAGTCGGAGTGGAACATCCCACTGCGTCAGGGCAAACATGGGGGCCTTATCAGCCTCGAAACGTTTGAACGCATTCAGGAACGGTTGAAGGAAAAACCCCGGGCACCGGCGCGCAAAGACATCCGCGCGGATTTCCCGCTGCGGGGGATGGTTTCATGCTCCGACTGCGAAAAGCCGCTCACGGCGTGCTGGTCCACGAGCAAGACCGGCGTAAAGCACGCGTATTATTTGTGCTTTGAGAAAAGCTGCGCTCGAAACCGGAAATCCATCCGGCGGGAGAAACTCGAAAGCGAGTTTGACGCACTGCTGGCCCGCGTCACCCCGACCCAATCACTGGTCGATATTGCGTTCGCTATGTTCAAAGATGCCTGGACCCAGCGCGCGGCACAAGCGCAGGCACTTGCGGCGAATTGCAAGCGGGAGGCAACGCTGGTCGAACATCAAATTGAGAAGCTGCTCGACCGAGTGGTCGAAGCTACTTCGGAGTCGGTGATTGGCGCCTATGAGAAGCGCATTGTCGCTATGGAGCGACAAGCATTGGTGCTCCGCGAAAAATCCCAGAACGCTGTGCGACCGCAACAGCCATTTGAAGAGTTGTTCGAACTCGCAATCCGCTTTCTTGCAAACCCTTCAAAACTCTGGGCTACCGGCAAAATAGAGTACCGCAACATAGTGCTCCGTCTGACTTTTGCGGAGCGTCTTTGCTACAGCGCCGAAAATGGATTTCGAACCCCGAAAACCACATTTCCGTTCAATCTGTTAGATGGTCTGACGGCTGGTTTAAAGCAAATGGCGGAAGGGGTGTCCGCCCCAATCCGTTCCCAAAACATAGTTTTACAAGGCGTTTGAGGCCTTCAACGCAGGTCGGGTCCGAAGAATACCCGGTATTATACCCGAAAAATAAATATTGATTTTTACCTAAACGACGTTGCATTCGCTGCCATAATTCAGTACAACACACAATAGCGATTTTATCGAAGCGCCAATTTATTTTTGACCCGATAAGCCGCTCACAGACCTAGCAGCGTTTTTCCGCCGTCTGGGCACATTGCCAGCCAAATCTGTTTTCAAGCTCTGTGCGCCTTTGCACGGGAGCCAGCAACGCATTTAAGGGGTATGTATGAGAGAAGCTAACGACAACGGGCCTAAGCGCGCGAGCCGACCTTTTACAGAACCACCATCCGGCCTCGATCCGCTCTTGAACCTGCATGATGTGCGGGCAGCCACCCGGCTTGGTTCATCCACCATATATCGCGGTATCGCGGCCGGTACTTTTCCCCGCCCCGTTCGGCTTGGTCCTGGAACGGTGCGCTGGCGAACGTCCGTTGTCCGCTCTTGGCTTGAAAAGCTAGAAGCCGCGTAACTGCCCGACTGATTTTAATTTGATGTTTTTAGTCCCGTTCTAACGGGGCGTATTTTTTTGCCTTTGAGCCAATTCGGGCAGTTGCCTAACGCTCCAATAAGAACACTGCGGGCCGCAATGTGGCCCGGTCTATTTAATCAAAAAAAGCCCTGAGGAGAGGCACCAGCAATGAGAAACCAAGAATGTTTTCGGATTACGTTGACGACACGATGCCACTGCCTGCCGATGTTGAACGAGAATTTTTCGACAAGGCGGCAGACCAAACCAGTGCGCTTGAATGGCTCGCTTTAATGGAGATTGATTCCGTGCCTGTGCTTGGCAATGCGGGGCGAGTCGCCATCATACAATGGACCTTAATTTGGGATGCTGATGCAGAGCGGTACGGTTTTCACATTTATAGCGATGACCATGTTGGCCCTAAGGCTGATGGGCAGCTTGCAATTCCGGTTATGCAAAATGGCAAGTTCATAGACCTTCTCTTGATTGACGCTGACGACCTCACTTTTACACGCGCTTGCAGCAACGCTACTTGGCTGGGTGGTGACGAGTTCGGGCGGGAGGGCACCATTCGTCTTCACCGCGCGCCAATTGATTGGCTGGAAGCGGGTTGCCGCGGCGTTTGTCACGTCGAATCGATTAGCCGGCAAGGTCTGAAAGACCTACGCCAAGCAAGCCATATTGTTTGCAACGATACTTTCACCGCTTTGGAAGCGTGGGATTGGGCATTCGGTGCTGATGATGATGAGCTAGCGCGCTTTGCAATTGACGATAGCCCCGAAAACATACGGGCCTATTTTGCGCAACAGGCGCAATGGCAGGCCATGTCCATTATCCATGCGAGGGCCGCAGCTTGAATAACTTAGCGGAGATTTTTTCTGTCGGTAACAAATTTGCCGAAGAACAAGCTGCGGCGATCGTCAAAGGCATTGTTAAACGCGCTGACTCTGCCGATTTTATGTCCCGTCTAAGTTCAAAACCAGCGGTTTCCTTTCAGCCGAAACCGTATGTATCCGTAGACCCAAGCGCGATTCCAACCCGCGATTGGCTATATGGCCGCCATCTAATCAGGCGGTATGTTTCGGGAAAGGCGGCCGCTGGTGCAGTTGGCAAAACGTCTTTGCAGGTTGTCGAAAGTCTTGCGCAAGCATCAGGTAGACCGCTTCTCGGTAAAGAAGTGCCCCGTCCTATGCGAGTGTGGCTTTTCAATCTTGAAGATGACCAAGACGAGATTAACCGTCGCGTTAGTGCTGCGATGAAATTCTACGGTCTGAAAGACGCGGACCTGGGCGGGCGGCTTCATATTCAAACAGATACGTCGCTGGTGATTTCTCAAACAACGCGCGAAGGAACACAAATCTTAGCGCCTGTCGTTGGTGCGTTGGTGAAAGCAATTAAGTCAAAGGGTATAGACATATTCTCAGTTGACCCGTTCGTATCGAGCCATGACGCGCCTGAAAACGATTCCGGTGCGATGGATAAGGTTCTTAAATCCGGTTGGATCCCTGTAGCTCGCCAAGGTAATTGCGCCGTCGAGCTAGTGCATCACACTACAAAATCTGCAGGCTCTAGCGGCGAAGCTACGGCTATGTCGGCACGCGGTAGTGGTGCGTTCGTTTTCGCTTGCCGCTCGTTTCACGTCCTTAACCCGATGACGCCTGCACAAGCTGTATCCGCTGGCGTCGAGAAACCGGAACGCTATTTCAGCGTTAAAGACGACAAACAAAACTTGGCACCTAAGACCGGCTCACTCGATTGGTACAAGATGGAAAGCGTCAACCTGGGCAATGGTGCTAAAGGCAATCTCAATTTTACTACATCTGATGAAATCGGCGTCGTTACGAAATGGAATTGGCCCAGTAACGCTTCCCTTGTCGAGGATATTCCCACTGACGCCTTAGACGCAATAAAAGGCCGACTTGCCGGTCCTGATTGGCGCGAAAGCGATCAAGCCAGCAATTGGGCTGGCGTTGTAGTTGCGGAAATTCTCGGCCTAGAGATTGAGGAAAAGGATTCCAAGACCAAACCCGTTAAATCGAAAATTAAACGGATGCTTGGTGCATGGGTGAAGGCCGGTGAATTGGAGATAGTGACCAGACCAACCGCCAAGCACGGGCCAAAGACATTTATTGTTTCCCCAACCCCCAACTAGGTTGGGCATTGGGGTTGGGGGTTGGCCACCAGAAGTCCCCAACTACCCTGTATCTCTTAGATACAGGGTTGGGTTGGGTGGTTGGAGTTTTAAAAAAGTAGATATTAACCGCCAGGCACCGGAAATATCCGGGTCTGTTTTTTAGCAAAAAGGTATTCTTAAAATGGACTCGATTAGCGATTTAGTCGGCAAGGGGCCGATCGCAATTAGACCTATTAAATCTTCAAAGGGCCGCGTTGACGCGTGGGCGGTGCAAGGCACCAAACGAGTCGTAGCGTTGCAAGAGGTAGGCACCGCTATTGATAACGGGCCTGCTCTAGCTCTACCGGTTGCAACCAGAGGAAAGACCAAAAACCCGCTAAACGAAATGTTTAGCCGTTGTCAGCTTGGCATTTCCGAGCCTGAAAACCGCAGAAACTGGCAAGCGGCCGAACGACTGAAAGGGATATTAGAGGAAGCGGAAAAATCGCACGCGCCCGTACAAGCCCCGGCCGCCGATTGGTGGGATATTCACGATTGGCACAGCACCATCGACTGGGACGCGCTCGCGGCTGATCCTGATGGTACATATCAAGGTATCGAAACTTACTCAAATTTCTCTGAAGACGCTGGCATGGTACAGGGAGAACATGGAGACTTTGAGGATTCAGATTCCACTGACGGGGCCGAGCCATTTCAAAATTTGCGGTGGAACGTGCATCGGGACTTGCCGGAAGCAGTTTCACGCATTCACGCTAAGCAGATAATCGCCCTAGCGGCGGAAACATTGGAATCTGACTATCCAATTTTAATAGCCCTTGTTCAAAAAGGCTGGACCGCGGCGATGATTGGCGAGACACAAGGGTATGCAGAAAGCAGTGCTACCGCCCGTGCATGTGGAATGGGTATGCTGCGAAGCGCTCTAAGGAAGCTCGATAGCTTCTTCGTAAAGCTCGACCGCCTAGAGAACGGCACCGAACCCACACGCCAAGTCTGGCGATTGGTTGGAACACCGCTTTGGCTTTTTGACGGAATCCCCAAAGCCTGGACCTGGCGCAAGCCACCTGAATCCGCAGACAACGAGAATAATCCGCAAAATCAACAGGCTACAGGAACTTAGAATAGCGTCGATGCCACCCCAATTGCATGGGGTACAATAAGAATATGGGGTTCGATTTGGCCCCACCTTTTTGCCAACTCAGGCGCGCCCTAGCTTTCCCCGGCTGGGGCGCCACTTTTTTTGCACCGACGCGAATTAGGCGGGTGCCCATTACACGAAACACCGCACTACGCCGGGTTGCCGGATAACTCGCGGCAACATTTTCACCGATAGGACGGACAATGGATTTCGATACAGCGCCGATTGACTTCGCGGCGTACCAATACACGCTGGAAGACGCGTGCCAGATTTCAGGCGTAGTACCCGACACCTTGCGGTCTTGGATAAAGCGAAAGACCGTTGCTGTCGGCCGGAAGCATCCAAAATTACACCGTTGGTTCTTTAGCGGCGTTGACCTAATCAGACTTCGCACTATGCACGATATGATTGAGACATGCGGAGCGCGACTCTCGGTAGTCGATTCTATCGCAGATTCTGTGGTCGCGCGGTTCTGGGAATCGCACGAACGGAATCCCGTCACCGGTCAAATGTTGGAAATTGAAGCCGGCTTCCGCAAAGACAAAAGGCTAATGGTCAGCTTTGCCGGCGGTGAACCAATGGTTGCCGAGTCGGTATGGGACGGAACGACCTACAGCACACCAACACCAAGCATTGGTCATTGGGCTGAACGTTTCAGGCGCCCGCATATTCTTGTGCCGGCTGACAAGATAATTTCAGACGTTCAGTTCGCTATAATCGAACTTCATAAGCGAGACGCCGCGTGAATCTAAATCCACTTCGCTGGTTTGAGCGTAAAGATGCCAACCTTACTAGTTCAAACGTTTTTACAATCTTGGGCGGCGGTGGCGGCCGCATTAGCACGGAAGCGGCGCTTCGTTGTCCGCCAGTGCAATGCGCTGTTCGGGCGATCGCAGAAACGATCGGTAGTCTGCCCGTCCATGTTTTTGCGCGGGACGAAGACGGATCCAAGCAGCGCGATACCACACATGCGGCGGAACCTTTGGTTGCCGCCGAAGCCAACCCTTGGCAGTCGGCTAGCTCTTTGCGGCAACAGTTAGTCATAGACGCGCTCACGGAAGGTAATGGATACGCAGCGGTTGTTAAGACAGAAAACAAGCCTCGCGAAATACACCGGTTAGGTCCGACTTCAACACGAATAGAAATCGCACCGACTGGTGAACCTACCTATATTTATACTACCGCGGCGGGCACACGGCGCTATGCCTACGACGAAGTAATTCACGTTCCGTCGCCAATCACGATTGACGGCTACACGGGGATTGCACCGACGCAACTTGCATCAGAGGCAATTAGGTTTGCGCTTGCACTTGAGAAACACGGCACGCGCTTGTTTCGGAATGCTGCCAGACCTGGCGGCGTTCTAAAATCAAAAGGTAAAATTCAAGGGCCTGCTTTAGATCGTCTGAAAGCGTCTTGGTCGGCTATGTTCGCTGGCACCGAGAATACGGGCAGTACCCCCATTCTTGAAGACGGCTTGGAATGGGAACAGCTTCAACTTACTAGCGTGGACGCCCAATTCCATGAACTTCGTGGCTTTGCTGTTAGTGAGATTGCACGCGCATTTCGGGTACCTCCGGTGCTGCTGATGGATTACGGCAGAGCGACGTGGGGCAACAGCGAAGAGTCGGGCCGGCAGTTTCTTCAGTTTTGTATTCGGCCTTGGCTAACGGCAATTGAGTTTGCCTACGCCCGCGCTCTCCTAACCAAAGAAGAACGCAGCAAGTTCTATTTTGAATTTATTACGGACGATTTAGTGCGGGCCGACATTAGCAAGCGTTCGGAAGCGATGCATAAAGCCTGCGGTGGGCCGTGGTTGACGGCCAATGAAGTCAGGACGGCCGATAATCGACCGACGATAGCCGGTGGCGACACACTACGGCCAGCCGCCAAGCTTTCGGTACCGGCCAACGATAATAACCAAACACAGGATGCAGAAGCAGCGTGAGTAAATCGCCAGCTAAAGAACACGGTTCATTTTTTGAACTAGACGTGAAGTCAATTACCGAAGATGGAACATTTTCCGGCTACGCTTCGCTGTTCGGTGTGAAGGACTTGGGCCGCGATATTGTTGCGGCTGGTGCTTTCACCAAGTCGCTTAAGAGTCGGCCTGCGGGCCGTGTCAAAATGCTCCGAGGGCATGACACGGCCGAACCGATCGGCGTTTGGACTTCACTTGTAGAAGACCAACGCGGACTCAAAGCCACCGGGCAACTAATCCTCACGACTGTCAAAGGCAAAGAGACTTACGAGTTGATGAAGGCCGGTGCGCTCGATGGCCTTTCCATCGGCTACAAATCAATAAAGGATTCATTTGATCGCAAAAGCGGTACGCGACTTCTTGAAGCGCTAGACCTGTACGAAATTAGTATTGTGGTTTTTCCAATGTTGCCGGCTGCCACCGTGAGCCGGGTTAAAAGCACGGATTTTTCGAGGCTGGTTTCAGCCATCAACGCCGCTACGGCGGCATTAAACTAGGGACTTATTTTTTAATGACTTCGATTGCTACTGCGCTCGAATACAAGAGCGAAAACGATATTGAAACCAAGGAAGGTGATACGTCTGCTGTTGAAGCGGCCGTTGCCACCCTGCAGTCAACGTTCGAAACCAAGATTGGCGAACTGACTACTCAGGTCAAAGCGGCCAACGACAATGCTTCTTCTGCCAAAGCCCGTGCCGATGCGCTTGAAATTAAGATTGCGCGTCCCGCGATTATCACAAAGGACAGCAAAGAACCTACTGCGGAGACAAAGGCGTTTACCACCTTCATTCGTCGCGGCAAGGAAGCCCTTGGCGCGGAGGAGTTTAAAGACCTCAGAGTCTCAGACGACACCGCGGGTGGCTATCTTGCACCTGAACAGTTTGTTGCCGAACTTGACCGCAACGTTGTGCTGTTTTCTCCGGTTCGTCAGGTTGCGAGCGTCCGTAACACCATGTCCGGTTCGGTTCTTATGCCGAAGCGTACTGGTGGTATGACCGCTGCTTGGACTGGTGAAACTGCCGCCCGTACTGAGACGAACGTTACGTTCGGGCAGACCCGTTACACAGTCTATGAGCTTGCGGCATACGTTGACGTGTCTAACGTAATGCTTGAAGACTCCGCGCTTGACGTTCCTTCGCTTCTCGCTTTCGAGTTTGCAGAGGAATTCGGTAAGGCCGAAGGCACCGCATTTTGTGTTGGTCAGAACGTTTCCAACCCGGCTGGCTTTTTGAATGACGCTAACATTGGCAACACCGTTTCCGGTCACGCTACCGCCGTCACTGCCGATGGACTCATTGACCTCTACCACGCGCTTGCTTCGCCGTATCGAGCTAATGCGGTTTGGGGAATGAACAGCACTACGATGGCTGCTGTTCGTAAGCTGAAAGACGGTAACGGAAATTATTTGGTTACTGTTTCGGGCCTGGCTGGAGCGGTGGCCTCGACTATTCTTGGTCGGCCTATCGTTGAAATGCCAGACTTGCCGGACGTTGGTGCCGGTGCGTATCCGATTGTGTTCGGCGACTTTTCGTCTGGCTACCGAATCTTTGACCGCGTTTCTTTGAGCGTGCTGCGTGATCCGTATTCGCAGGCGACTAACGGTCTTACGCGCTTTCACGGACGCCGAAGGGTCGCGGGCGGGGTCGGGAAGTCGGAAGCCCTGCGTAAGCTGAGGATTTCGGCTTCGTAATTTTTTAGACTCGGCGGTGGGTTTTTTCTCCACCGCCGACGATCCCCCTTATTTTCAGGAATATATTTAATGCGCGACCTACACAATAACATTCACACCGTCCCGTTGTTTGCGCCCCTCGCGGCGCAGACAAATGACAGCACCGCCCGCGTCTCGGCAATCATTGACACGATGGGATATGGTAGCTGTGAGTTGGTACTTATTAGTGGTACCAACACTGACGCGACTGCAACGTTTGCGGTTCTCGTTGAAGACGGTAACGACTCAGACCTTGTTGACGACGGCGCTGCCGTAGCCGACGCTGAGCTACTTGGTACCGAGGCGCTAGCTAGCTTCACATTCTCCGACGATGGCGAATGTCGAAAGATCGGCTATGTCGGAAGCAAACGCTACGTCCGCGTCACAGTGACTCCGACCAGCAACGACTCCGGTAACTGGTTCATGGCTGGCGTTGCCATCCTTGGCCATCCGGCCAGCGTGCCTACGGCGAATCCGCCGGCCTAAAAATGGTGCCGGCATTGAAGGGCGATTAACGATCCGTCCCACAACGAAAAGCACGATGCGCGGCACCGCCTTCCTGGGTAAACAGCGTTCAATCGTGCAAGATCGTGAACACCAGCCGTCCTTGACGGCCAAGGGTTCAAGTCCGGCAAGGGGAGTGATGACTCCTTGCCGGTACCAATTCACAGGTCAGTCTAACTCCAAGCTGACGAAGCGACGTGACGCTGTTGCGGATGTACCAACAGCGTCACGTTTCCTCTTTTGGACCATATACATGCCAATGAAAGCGCCCCGCATATGCGGGTGCGGTAAGCGCGTTGCGTCTGGCCTGCGGTGCGATTGTCAACGCAAGCGTGATGCTGAAAGGCCTAACGCGCGTCAACGTGGCTACACAACGGAATGGCAACGCGAAAGCAAAGTATTCCTTGCCCTGCCGCACAATCGCTTATGCGCGTGTGGCTGCGGCCGTGAAGCAAACATGGTTGACCATCGCATAGCGCATAAGGGTGACATGCAACTATTCTGGGATCGCACCAACTGGCAGCCCTACAACACGCGATGCAACAGCAGGAAGTCGATTGCTTATGAAGGTGGCTTTGGCAACCAACGAAAAACTTTCAGCTAAAGGGGGTGGGACCGTTGGGGGCAACAACGCGACATTGACCGAAATTGGGGATTCCAAGTGAAGGGCCGAAAGCCAAACTTAAAGCCGGCCGCAAATGCAATTGCTAAAGCGCCTAAGCCACCAACATGGCTAGGTACCGACGCTAAAGCCGAGTGGACTCGTATCATGCCGGGGCTAATTGAACGCCGTGTGCTGACGGATGCGGACATGGCAACCGTCGAAAACTATTGCTTCGCCATTGGCGAGATACGCCGCGCTCGCAAGACGCTAGCCAAAGAAGGCGACACTATCGCGTCTGCCAAGGGCGATATTAAGCGCCATCCGGCCGCGCAAACAGCATTTCAGGCGCTGACAGAATCTCGCCGCTTAGCGGCCGAACTCGGACTCACGCCAGCCTCGCGTAACAAAGCGCCAACCACACCGAAAAAGGCCGATGACGAAGACCACGTTTCCGACCTGGGTGTTGGATAATTCCAAGATTGAAGACCCGCATGGCCGCGGGGAACGTGCTGTAAAATTCATTCGTGCGCTTCGCCATCCGAAATCGGTACTGCCTAAGAAAGCCTACGACCTAGCGCCGTTTTGGGAGCGAATTGTTCGCGGTATCTACGGGCCGTCCGACGACAACGGCAATAGGCAAGTTAGAACTGTCTATCTGCAAATCCCCCGTGGCGCGCGCAAGACAACGATCGGCGCCGCGCTGGGACTATTGCACGCCTGTTCCTACGAACGAACGCCTGGCGGGACGTGCGTTCTTGCGGCTAGTGCAGAGGACCAAGCGCAGCTTGCCTTCGATGAAGCTAATTCCTTCGTGCAGGCAACGCCTGTGTTGGCCGGCGCAGTCAACGTTGTGGAGTCGCAGCTAGAAATTGAGCATTTCAAATCTGGATCGCTATTGCGAGCCATTCCCGCGGATGGTGACGTACAACACGGCAAGACACCGTATTTTGTCCTCGTAGACGAGCTTCATGTTTGGAAAAACCGCAGGCTTTGGCGCGCATTAAAAACCGGCCTGCTAAAGATTCCGAACACGCTACTGATAATCATTACTACAGCAGGACGCGGGCAGGATAATTTAGCCTATGAGGAATACAGCTACGCTAAAAAAGTAGCATCTGGCGAAATTCATAACCCGGCCTACCTACCTATAATATTTGAACCGCCCGCCAAGTATGACTGGCGAGACGAAAAGGTTTGGCACCGCGTTAACCCAGGCTTGAAGCTGGGCTTCCCTGACTTGACTGGGATGCGCCAGGCGGCCAGCGAGGCGATTGAAAAGCCATCCGACAGAGACGATTTCAAGCAATATAATCTGAACGAATGGCTGGACTATTCGGCTAGTCCGTTTGTTGAAATGTCCGTCTACGACGAGGGCAATAAGCCGGTTGACCTTGCCGCGCTTAAGGGCCGGCCGTGTTGGCTGGGCGTGGATTTATCCAGCACAGTAGACCTAACTTGCATTTCCGCAACATGGCGGGACGAAGAGGAAGGCTACATTACGTGGCCTTGGTTCTATTGCCCCGGTGACAATCTGCACAGCCGCAGCGAAAGCGATGGTGTACCTTATCCGATATGGGCAGAGCAAAAATTAATCACGCCGACACCCGGCAACGTCATTGATTATCGGTACATTGAAACGCGCATTCGTGAACTGTGCCGGGAATTTGATGTTCAAGAAATTGCATTCGATCCACATCTTGCACAACAGACGATGGCCAACTTACTAGCCGATGGTCTGCCTTGCGTCGAATTTCGCCAAGGGTGGGTGACAATGGTACCTGCCGTTAAAGAATTAGAACGGGCCATTATTGGCAGGAAGCTAATTCATGGCGGGCATCCGATTCTGCGTTGGCACTTTTCTAATATCGCAACCGAAGTCGATAAGGCAGGCGGCAAGTCCTTTCATAAGGGCAAGAGCAAAGACCGTATTGACGGTGCTACTGCTACTGCCATGAGCGTGAGCCGCGCCTCTAAAGGCGAAGCATCAACCATTTACAATAACGAAGAAGCCAGGCCGGAAGGCTTGCTGTTCGTGTGAACTTAATACCGATAATCGTGCGATACATTGGCTCGTTTGATATAAACAACATGGAGAAGCAATGCCATTTGGGGATAGTGCAAAGTGTCTACCCGGCACCAAACCAACAATGACCATTAACGAGGCTGCGTTGTTCGACTACATTCGGGCGGTCGAGGCGCGAATAATGAAATTCGAAGCTCGGATGGCGGGCTCGACCTTTAAAAATCACCCGATTGACCGCCGACCCCACGCAAAACGATGCGACCGATTTCATCCGCACCCATTTCCGCGTGGTCTCCTTTTGGCTTAATTTCAACGATTACACAGTGTAAATCTTCGCCACCAGCCGCTACGAGAGCGCACCTCGTCAATTCTGCAGTAGAGTCTGTCTCTAATACCCAACATCCCCGAATTACGAGTCGTGCCTTCCATCGTTTCAGCGCGCCAATCATCCCGCGTTCATTTCCTTTAGTGGGATCATAGACGACAAGAAAATGGGCCATCACGATGTTCCTATTTCTATCGCCAACGCCTAATGCGCGGTGGCGCATATATTTCAACAGGACATAAATATGGGCGCAATGACAAACTATTTGAAGAAGAAATTACTAGATAAGTTTCTGGGCATACAGGATTACCCCCCCCCAGCCGCACTTTTTATCTCGCTTCATAAGGAGTCGCCAACGGACACCGGCTCTTTTGTAAACGAGGTTTCTACATCTGTCACCGGATACACCCGACAGTCCATCACTGCCAAAATGAACGAGACTGACCCGACGACAGGCGAAAGCGTTAATTCAGATACTATCTTTTTTGCGACGATCACCGAACAGTATGGCACGGTATCGCACCTTGCCATCAGTGATGCGGCAACCGGTGGAAATATGCTGTTCTATGGCCCGCTAACTGAACCTCAAGACAAGGGCATTGGCGAATGACCTGCTCCCCTTAAACGCCCTCGATTTTGGGTAGAATCCGTTCCCTACGGGAGACGGACATGCGCAAGAGCAGATTTACCGAAGAGCAGAT